CGAAACCCGCCATCGGGTCCGTACTGAATCCGAATTTGGGACGGGACGCGTCGACTTTTAACTCGATGTCGGTCCCGGTCCCGCTGGTCCCATAGTTGGGTTGTCCCTCTTGGGTCGATGGTCGATTAGTCCCGGTGATCCAGTCGGGGCCATTATGATGCCAATCTCCAGGACCATAAAAAAACTCGCCCTCATAATCGCAAGTCCTGAGAGTTGTCGTTAATGGGTATTCCGCAGGGTTTGAAGCACTCAAGGTGCAAGTCGACATATCCAGAGAAAACCCGTTGGCAACTCCGGTCGGTAGGTAACTCCCCGAGAACTCGGTCCAGGTGACACAGGCCCGCCACTTTGTGTGTCGTGTTGTGTCGACGAGATCGGGGCAAAGTCCCCTCTCGTCTCCAGGGTATTCCGTTGCAGTCGGAAACCAAGACGGGCCCCCGTTTACTGGTATTTGTGGCGTGTCGGACGGGTTGAGGTAATAGGGTGCGTGGCGACAGGTTGTAAGGGTCCAGGTTGCAGGACCGTAAAAGTTGTTTGCAACTGGTTGGGTCCAAAAGGTCGACCCTGGGAACTCCCATTTTTTGGCGTTGCGAACCCGGACGGTAAAGTTTGCAACGGTGACGACCGACACCGGGTTGCCAAGGTCCATTCGGAGTTGGCCCGAAAGTGTGAAGTCGAGGGGGTCGCATATGATCGAGTCGAGGCCGACGATCCCCCGAAAGTTTAAATTACGGTAAAAGGTGTTCGTATAGTTCCGAAACCGCTCCGGAATAAAACAACAAACCCAAGAACCCTCCCGGAAAATCTCATTTCTAAAATAGTTGGTCCTCTCCTGGATCCAGAAAACCGGCGGGCCTCCGGTTGTGACCGGGGCCCGTTGCAGGATCTCCAGGTAAATTTTCAGGCGGCCCGGCGTGGCCTCGAATGTGCCACAGTATCCATTGTGCGGAGTTCCAAAGTCCTCGGTATAAATCCCGTTTGACTCATGGTATCCGCCCCAACCTGGCCCCCGGTAGTTGTAGCCTTTCCGGGAGACGGTCGCCGGGATCCCGAACTCGGACAGGTCGAAACCAGGGGCGGCGGTAAAGGTAAAGTCGAGGTCGAACTCCAGGGGGTCCAACTCGGTAAACTTTGAACTCGGGGCACAGTATCCCTTGCCATAGTGTTGCCCGCAACCAAACAAGGCGTAATTATATCGTCGACAGTTCGACCCCGTTTTGCAACAATTACAAGCCATTGGGGGCCCTTATTGTAGGTGTTTGATTGAGGCCTTGGTTTGAGAGATCTCGCCGTTAATACATTGGACATCGAGGACGACATCGGTTTGGACCGTCGTCTCCCCTCCCCCGCCCAAGGTCGTCGAGAAAACTCCGGTCGCCGCCCCGTCCTTGACTACGGTCTCGAGAAAATTTCCCATATATTTTTGGCCGGAGACGAGGGTCTTTCCGTTCAACTCATAAACCAGGATCGCCTCGGGCGACTCGTACCAAACCCCGGTATACGGGTCGGCAAACAACAGAGTCCCGGCGTGGTAACCGGCGGGCCATCCGGTCGCCGTCGCCCCGGCCTGGACCCAGAAACCACCCTGGCCAGGTGTCAGGGTTTCCCCGGTCTCCTGGTCCCGATTGGTCAACCGGCCCGCCTCGTATTCCCGGACGATCTTCCCCAACCGTTTGGCGGTCTCGTAATTGACGGTAAAACCTGGAGAGTTTGCCATTTGTCAGACTCACAAGGGGGACGGGAAAATGACATCGTCCAGATAATCGAAAGTGTGCTTGTAAACGGTCCGACCGTTAGTCGAGGTCACGACAAACCCGTTAGCATCGAGGAGTTGGGGGCCGGTCAAAAACCGATCGACTTCCGTAATGGCGACCTTTTTGGTCTCAAAGTTTCCGGTCGCCTTGTTTTTCAAAGAGTAAAAAGCCCGGTTGCCCATCGACAGGGGTTTCCAACTCCAAAACTCCCGGACACAAAAGACGATCGTCCATCGGTAATAGGAGATCCCCTCCTCGAAAACCCTTTGGGCGGAGCAACTTTCGAGGCGGGCCCACTTGGCGGGGATCGACCAAAGGTCGATCGTTAAGGGGTTCCGGTTGAGTTTGTGCAGGGCGGCGACCCAGTTCCCTCCAGGCGGAGAAAGGGAGTTCAGTCCGACGGTAATCTGGACCCCTGGGATCGTGATCGTCGGCGGACTGGGGAACGGGTCCCCGGCGGTGTTCCGGAACGGGACGATATTTCCGCTTGAGTCGACCGAGGAACGGATAACCTCTTGGCCGACGACCATCGTCGAATACGCATAATCTCGGGCCCGGCCGAGTGGGGCCGACTCCCGTTGAGTCGGAGGGGTCCCGGCCTGTTGTGTGTCAATCAACGGGTTCCCGGATGTCGAACCGCCGCCTCCGCCGCCTCCGGTCCAACCGTCGATCGCATAGGCAAACGAGGCGGTAATCTTCCAAAGCCAGGGGTTGGCGTTGTCCTGGACCGGGGCGATCGAGACACAGAAGGCCTTCCCGGTCGGGTCGTTGGGATAGACATCGAAGATCTTTGGAAGACCGGAATATGAACCCGCTTCCCAAACGGTGTACGGGGCGAGGGCCCGGTCGGTCTCCAGGAGAAAAACCTTCTGATAAGTCCTTTGGTAGCTCGAATTGACCGAACCAGATTCGTTGGTCAGGACTTGAAAGTTTGTGACCCCCATCGGAAAAACCTCCTCCTAGTTTGGAAGTATGAATTGGGCGGGCGGCGGCCCCTGGCCCGCCAAAACTTCCCGGAGGGCCTTGGCCTCGTCGAGGGACTGCTCCGAGACTCGGAGTTGTTTTTCCTGGGCGGAGGCCAAGCGTTCTTGAAGAGAGAGAGACCCGTCCCCGAATTGGGCCCGCATCTCGGCCTGATAGGCCTCGAGGGATCCCTTCTCGGCCTGGCCCGCAAAAAATGAGTCGCCGATCTTGAACGAGTCGGCCAAGTTCCTGGCCATCTCTCCGAGTCGCCTCTCGGCCAGGATTTGCCCGTTTTTGTCGCCGCCGCCTTTCGCCTTCTCGAGTTCGGCCAGGAGTCGACTCCGGTCTTTGTTGAACTTCTCGGCCTCGGTCAAGACTGGATCGAGGCGGTCCTCCTGGGCCCTGGCGAGGGCGGCCTTCTGGCGGTCGAGGACCTCGGTCAAACGACGGGCGACATCAGGGTCGGCCGCCTGGGCGGCCGCCGCCAGGTCCTTGGCGATCCGGGCCGAGTCCTTGGTGAATTGCTCGAAGGGTGTCAGGGTCCCCGCCTCGAAGTCGGCCAACAGTTTCTCCTGGCGTTGCTTGATAAGTTCAAACCCTTGGCGAATTGTGTCGGCATCAAATAACCTTTCCCCGTCGGTAAGGTCCCTGATTCGTTTGGCGGTCTTGTCCAGGTCGGCGAGTCCCTCGGTCAGGGTTGCCAGGGGACCGTCGGGCCCTGGGCGGAGGGCCTTGATAAATTCCTTGGCCTCGTTGTCGAACTTCCCGACCTGGCCCTGGTCGCCGAATTTGTCGACCGCCTTTTGTGCGTCGACCTTGGCGAACTGCAACTTCTCGGCGAGTTTTTCAATTGGTCCAAATGCGGTCTCATATCGTGGGGCCAGGTCCTTGAGTTTCTTTTCCAACTCAAAGGCGAGGAGTTTTTGCCCGCCCTTGTTCGCCTGGTCGATCTGTTCCCGGACATCGAGGACCTCTTTCGCCAACGACTCGTAAGCGTTTAGGGGGACCTTGGCGAACTCCTGGATTAGTTGGTCCTTGCGTTTTTTCGCCAGGTCGCCGGTTTGTTTGAACCGTTCGTCGGTATTTGAAAGGCGGATATTTGCGTCTAGGTTGGCGAACTCGTCGAGCATTTTGTCCAGGGGAGACTTGACCGCCTTCGAGAGTTCCTCGTTGACCTTGCCGAAGTAAGCGGTCAATTGCCTCATCATCTCGGCCCGCTCGTTGGCAGCCCCGCCAAGGGCGACCTTCCCGGCGTTGACGGTTTTCGACTCGGCCCCGAACGGGGCGAAAAATGCGGAGACAAACGACCGGAGTCCGTCAAGTTCCTCGTTCCAAACCTTGTCGCCGACTTTCTGGGCGAACTGGATCGGGGAGGCCAATTGCCCGAGGCGGCCCAAGGCTGTGTCGGCCTCGGCCCGCTTTGACTTTGCATCGGATCCTTGGAGAGAGGAGGCGATCGCCTGGGCCCCCTGGAAACCAGTAACCCGGCCCGCCTTAACCATCCGCTCCGCCTGGTCGGCGGTCGTCCCGATCGCCTTCCCGAGGTCGTCGTAGGCGTTGACACCCCGGGCCCTGAGTTTGTCGAACAAGTCGGCCGAGGCGACCATCTGGCCATTGAGGTTGGCGATTCCGCCGGAGATCTCGGCGACACCCTTCCCGTTCCCGCCAAACAACCAATCCAACTCGGCCCCGCCCTGGAGGATCTCCAGGGACTTCCCGAGGCCGAACCCGGCCCCGGCAAGTTTTTCCATTGATCCCGCCAGAGACTCGACATTGGTCCCGGTCGTGCTTGAGATCTTGGAAAGTCCGCCGAGGATCTCCCCGCCTCGGTTCACATTCCCATACATGGCCCCGAGGGACTTCCCGAGTTTGTCGGACTGGTCGGCAAACCTGGCGAACTCTCCGGCGGTCTCGACCGCCTTGTTGGCCAACCAGGTAAAGGCCCCGGCAACGGCGGCCTTCCCAAAGTTGGCGACAGTTTTCCCGAGACCGTCGACCTTGTCGCCGAGTTTCCCGAGTCCGGACATCGCCTTTTCGGCGTTGAGGCCGACATCGATCGACAGGGTCGAGACATTCTCAGCCATTGGACTGGGTCCTCGGTTCGAGTTTTCCACCCCAAGACACCAGAAGGGCCCGAAGTTTTTCCGGGTCCTGGATACCGTCCCCGGCGGTCGGGTCTTTCCACCAGGGGAGACGGATTGCCTCGATCATCTTTTTTGGGTTTGCGGCCGAAGGGGCCGCTACGGTGTAGGAAAAACCCATTGTCGCCAGGATGTCCTCTCGGTACGGGCCCCAGGGTTCGATCCCCCGGAGGGCCAACCATTCGACCAGTTCGCCCGCTCCCATGCGTTCTGACAGTTCGGCGACTGTCATCCCGAGATGGCCCGCCAGGGCGAAGACCGCCCGCCGAACGGGCGACCTTAGTTTTTTTCGACGGTCTCCTGGGCCATCCCGTTGAGTTCAAAGACGGCGGACTGGATCCGCTCGAAGTCCCCCCGACTCAAAGAGTCGCCAAGGGTCGCCGTCTCGTCGTCCTGGAATAACCTCTTCCCGTCCTGGCCGACGATCGACCGAACGAAAAGCCACAGGATTAGACCGGACCTTTCGACGGTCGAGACAGCCGAGGCCGACCTTTGTCCGAACTCAAGGAACTCCCCGGCGGAAAGTTCCCGAACCAAAACCTCCCCGCCTAAGTCGGGGAGGTTTACGGTCCTGGTTTTCAACCTGGAAAACGGTTGAAAGTTTTCCCTAGATAACATTTCCCACCCTCGAGGTATTTAATTAGTCGACTTGGAAACCGACCTCGTAACTCAAGACATTGTCGTCGGTGGCGACCGACGGGGTCCCGACCGATGAGAGGTAACCCTCGAAAGATATAAGGGGAGTCGTGTCGTCGAAAACGGCGGTCGTTCCCTGGATGTCGACTGTGATCTTGTACTTTTTTCGGCCAATCAACTTACTCCGGAAGTCGGTCAGTTGGTTGGTTGCCGGGGCGGTGTCGTTCGCCGTAAAGGTGAAAGAAACCGTTCCCTTGTCCAGGCGGGCCGGGCGGCGGCGAATGTATGTATCAGCTAGGGAGGTGACATCCGAGAAAGACATCGTCCAGGAGTTCCCGGTAATTGCCCGGAGGTTGTCCAAGGTCGTGGCGGCCCCATAGGTTCCGCTCCCTGGGGTGGTTTCCTCGGCGATCTTGGCGATCGTGCCGGTCGAAAATAATGGATTTGGCATTGGTCAGAACTCCAAAGGTGTCAAATGAAACAAAAGCCCCCGGTCAGACTCATTCGGACTTGGCGGATCGACTCGTCGGAACCGTCGAGGATGATCTCCGAAACCTGGCCCGAGGTTGTCACCCTCCACCAAAAGACTTTGATCTCCGAGACCGACGACCAACTCCCAGGCCCGGACTTTTCCAAAACCCAACGGTAAGCATCCTCGCATTGAGAGACAGTCTTGGCGGTGATCGTCAGGTCGAAGGACTCAACTTTGTAGATTGACCGCCCGGCCAAGTCGAATTGGTCGGCCATCTCGACCCCGCTATAAACCCCAAAGGTTGTCGAGGCGGCCGAGGCCGGGGCGATCTCGGCGAAAATCCCCCCTGGGATCTTGGCCGAGAAACCAGCAACCCCGACCAGGTATTGGCGATACGCCTTGGCCAAGGACATTAAATATTCCTCCCGTTCCGCAACATTCCCCGCCTCTTCCAATAGGTCTCGATCTCGACCTTGAGGATCCCGGCCGCCAGGTTTTTTGCCTGGTGTTTGGTCTCACGGAAGGCGATCGACATATACGGGCGAGGTTGAACATAACCCCGAACCTGGCCCCGGATTTTCAGGACATGACCGCCCTCGATTAGGTGGGCATATCGGGCCGGGTCGTTCATTACCAGGCGGCGAGTGAACGGCGAAAAGGCGACGATTCGTTGGTGTTTGTGACCGACAAAACCATTGACCTTTCCGGACCCTCGGGACTTCCACTTGGCGTTGCCCTTGGAGTCGGTGACCTGGAAAGACTGTTTTTTCCCGACGACGATTTTTGTCGTGACCGACTTCCGAAGGGATCCAGTTCGGCCGACGATTAGGAAAGAATTTTCTAGTCCTTTCTTTCCACGATATTTGGGATTAGATCGGTGTAAATGCCAAAGTCCCCTCTCGTCGTTGTCCTTGGGTCCGCCCCAAACCGAGTAGCCGACCGAGTTCCCGCCCTTGGCGAAAACCGATTTTCCCTTCGAGGCGGAGGTCCGCCAGACATTTTTCTTGACGGCGGCCTGGATTGGTTTGACGGCGGCCCGGACCGCCTTTTTGAGCATGGCGGTCTTTCCGCCCTGGATCGCCGCCAGGTTCTCTAAAAGTTGTTGGTCGCCCGAAAGGGCAAGACTAAAGTCGGTTCGGCTCATGTGATGGGAACCTCCTCGGTACAGGAGAAGACGATCTCTTCCCGGGGTTTCTCCGGGTTGCGATCGACCGAGGAAACAACAAAGTCCCGGCCTTTGAAACGAACCCGCCAGGTCTCTTGGACCTGGGCGAGTTCGGAACAATCCCGGACGGTGACGGTATGGGAAAAAGTGACCTGGCCCCGGCCGACAACCGCCTGGGTCCCGCCGCCGTTCCCGGCAACCGAGGCCCAAGTTTGGAAGTGTTCGGCAAACGAGAGGACATCCTGGCCAAAACTGTCAACGGTCCTCGTCGGTTTGAGGATGGCGACCCGGTGACGGTATTGGCCCGAGGGTTTCACTTGTATTCCCCGGAGTCCCAAAGGCGGAGAATATTCTCGACCGAGAACGGGATCGGGAGGCCCGCCTCGGTCGAGGCCGCCTCCCTGTTCATGTACCAATGACCGACCAGGAGAAGGATTGCCAATTTGAGGGGCCGAGGGACATTGGTCCCGTCGACACCATAACCGGCGGTGTATTCGATCTCGACTGGCAGGGGCCGCCAGGTTGTCAGAAAGGGCCAAAACCAGGCGTTGTAAAGTCGGACGGTTGGCGGGGTCCCCGTGGCGGCGAGAAAGTCGCCGTCGGTTTGGTCGAGGAGAAAGATCTCCTCGACTTCCGTCCCCTGCCAATAACGCACAACCGGAGACGATAGGCTTTTATTTGCATTGGTCGAAAGGATCATCGGCCGCCGAGGCAGTTCGATGTCTCCATTATCCTCGGGGAACCCCTCCAGGCGATAACGCCAACGGGTTGCAACCAGGGAGAGGCGGGTTTGCTCCTCGATGTATTCCCTTGCGGCGGCGACGAGATAACCGACAAGGGTGTCTTCGTCGGTTGAGTCGATCCGTAGATGGGCCTTGGCCTCGGCCAGGGTGACCGGTTCCACACTCGGCCCGGAAACCTTTTCGAGGACTGGCATCAGGCCCCCTTGGACTTTGTCGCCTTTGGTTGGGCGGCCTTCTTGGCCTCGAACTCGTCTTCCGCCGGTTTTGGTTGCTCCGGTTCCGGTTGGGGTTGTTCAGGTTCCTGGACACCCTGGGCCGGTTGAATGTCGGCGGGAACCGCCAACTTGGCGGCGATCATGCTTGCCATGTCCTCCTCGGACTGGCACTCGTAAATTTCCCCAGACTGCCAGCATTTTTCAGAACTGACAACGGATTCCAAAAGTCGAACTAAAAATGGCATGGCGAACCTCCATAAAAAGGCGAGGCCGGTCAAAATTGTCCGGCCCCGCTTCTCGTTTTTTTTAATTTGAGGTCAAATACTTAATCCCGTTAGGGTTGATAACCGTTGAGTCCGACCTTGCAATCGCCAGGAAACCGGTTTGAGAAAACTCAAAATATCGTTCCATTGATTGCATGATTTCAATGTCGAGGGAGTCACGAATCCAGAATTGCGACATATCGCCAAAAACGACCGCTCTCCCTGCGTTCCCAATATTTGGCATCGAGTTATTCACGATGACCGGATAAGAGAACAAACGAGTTGGGGCCCCGTCTTGACGATAGTCGACATTGAATATCGGTTCTCCGCTTGTTGCATAACGCAACTTTCGGAGGGCGATCAAGGTCGCATCATTCATAATAAAGACCGCGTTTTGGCGATATGCCAAGTCTACTTTTGAAATTAAATTCAAAAGATCATCAACCGAGATAACACCAGACCCGGCGGAACTTAAGCCAAGCCCGGCCCCTTGAGTAAGTCCAAAGGGTTGGGTCCCACCAACTCCGTTGGTGAAGTGGTCGAGTTGGATCCGCCCGATCCTTTCGCCCAATGCGGTTCCCACAACCTCGGAGATATTTACCGCCGAGTCCGAGAGAAGTTCGTTTGAGATCCGAACAATCTTCGAGGAGTATTTGAAGGCCCCCAAGTTCCTTTGGCTGAAGGTCGGGTCCAGTTCGTTGTGGGCCAAGTTTTCGCCGACTATTTCACCCCTTGAGGCGGTGTCGTCCATCGTCGGAATTTCCAAGGGGTTTCCCCGCTCGGTACGAATTACCTTGGCAAATTCTCGGATTGGACAAGTGTATAACAAGGCCTTTTCGAGTTGTTCGACAAAATCACGGGGGACCGTCCAACCGCCCGAGGCGGCGGGAAGGGTCGCCAAGGCCCGGGTTGAAAAGTCGGCGAACTTCGGGGCCCTGGTCGAGAGTTGGATCCGGAGGGACCTTTGGTTGAGGTCGAACCCGATTTCACGGGCGGCCTTGACGAACTCGGGGCGAACCTGGCCGGAACCGGCGAGGGCCCAACCCCGGAAGGCGAGGTCCCGGTTTTTTGTCGCCCTGGTGTCGTTCAGGTCGGAGACAAAGGCCGGGGCGGACTGGATCCGTCTCGGGGCCTGGCGGACAACAACGGGAGGGGCCTGGAGGTTCCGGACGGAAACCGCTGGCAATGACCTGGAGGCCGTTTCGTCGGTCGTCTCGGCCGCATCGTCGGCGGGATCCTGGGCCAGTTCGGACTCGAGGGCGGCAAGACGGGAGTCAAGGTTGTGAACCGTTTGGACGAGTTGCTCGAGGGTCGCCATGTCCTCGGGGGCCAGGTCGGCCCGCTTGGCGATCTCGTTGGCCTGGGTCAGGGTATCCGACCGTTGGGCCAGGATGTCGGCGTGGTCGGAGATCAACTTGTTTCGGGTTTCAATGCTCATCGGGGTAAACTCCAAAAATTGGGAACAACGAAAGGTCATTAACCGGGAACTTATCCGGTCATCGAAGGCGAACCAGT